ATGATTGGTCTATGGATGATACGATATATGGTATAGATAGCGGTGGTTGTACTTTAGAATTAATTTCAGATTAAGTAGGATGTATTATTTGTTTTATAATTATTAATTAAATAATTATAAAAAAATCTTGTAAAATATATATTAATATGAATAGAATGTTTGTTAGAAAAAATATTACATATATATCGATATTGCTATTTTTAGCATGTTTTATTGGTGTGTATTATACAAAACCGGATTTTGCTTTTAATAATGATGGAACGGTAAAAAACTTTGGAATTGGATACAAAAGTAAAACAGTTATTCCCTTATGGCTAATTGTAATTATTTTAGCAATATTTTGTTATTTAGGTGTAATCTATTATATAATGAATCCAAAACTAGTTTAGGCTATAGTAATATTATTTAATGACATTATCTATCTGTTTTGCTGTTTTTTCTATGTCTTCTGCAGTTCTATCACATTTAATAGTTGTCATATACCTATGTGAAATACTATACGCTATACTTGATAATAATATATACCATATGAATTCCGAAACCTTGTCTTTAACAATTATAACTTGATACAGTTTATCTTTGTATTGTTGTGCTTCTTCTATGCTTCCAAAAAAAGATGACCACATCTTGTCAATATTACCCATAGTAATAACATTTAACCAAACTGATTGATCTTTATAAATATTGGTCATTAATGTTTTCTTTTCAGTAAAAGAAAGTTTGTTATTATCTCCGGGGTCTTCTTTAGAAAGTACTAATGTATTAAATAAGTCAATAACTAATGTATTTGCACTTAAAAAGCGAACAAATAAATATCCAAATGTGTTGGAAAATGGTGCTTTCCATCCAGGAAACTTACTAAATAATATTGTAATAATACTATATACAAATACCCATGGTAGGAATGAAATAAAAGCATGATATAATATTGTAGTATTTTCATTACATTTATTACCAATACTAATGAAGTTAAATATAAAAATTATCAGGCTCATTATTATTCCAAATCTTAAAGTAGTAAAACCACTTTGTTTATTAACATCAATATCTCCATTCTGATCAATTATATAATTTTTGAATATAAAATGACTTAACGAAATTAGTGAAAAGAATAAAATCACGAGGTTCATATTAATTAAGTATAAAATAATTATTTATAATTATACTTAATATATTATACTAAAAAATGGATTTTAGCAATCCCTCGTTAATAGAACCCAGCGTAAGGATTTTTACAAATGGGACATTAAAACATTGTAGAAAATTAAGAGATACTTATTATTCATATGTGTTTAATCTAGGTGCATTTGTAATATTTTGTTTAATTTTATTCTTATTGTTATATTATAAATATAAGGGCAAGTTAACATCCGCAGAAAAGGATAAAAAGGAAACAGACAAAAAACATTATATTCTATCTACTATTAAAAAGTACCAAACTATGAAACAAAAATCGAATAATGAACTTATTACTGGGCTACCGGAATGGAATAATGAGTATGATAATAAATAATCTAATATATATAATATATATATGGATGATATTGATCAACAGTCAGTTGATGTTCTTAATGCAACAGATAATTTCTATAAATTAAAAAATGAATACGAAATACAAAAACAAAACGTGTTAAAAAAAGTAAAGAAGATGTATTTATCAAAACGAAGAGATTTAAAGGGTTTTAAAAAATATACAAGGGGTCTTAAATTTCCATGTGTAAATTGTAAAAGGAACGTAAATAGTTTATTTATGGTTAAAGATTACGGATTAAAGGCAAAATGTGGCGATTTAGAAGATCCATGTCGTTTAAACATACTTATAAATAGAAGTATTTATTTACCATATGATAAAATATATAATGGTGATGGTATTATAGAAGGATTACATAGTCAAATTGATAAAATAAAGGCATCCATAATTGATGTAAAAACTAAATATATTTTAAAAATAATACCGGATATAGAAGTTATCTCATTATTTGATCAGTATAACGAAACTTTACAGGAATTATTAGAAGATAATGCTTTAAGAAAAGATATATATTTAGATTTATTAAATAATGAAATAAATACCGACAAGATTCAAGATAAAACGAATTCAAAGAATGTTTTAATTCAAGATATAAAAGCAAAGATATCAGAATATAAGTTGTCTGAATATAAAGATAAGGATAAAATTATAGAAGTTATTGATATATATTTAACCTCATTAATACCTACAATTGATGAATTAAATAATTTGCAATATAGAGTACGTGAGATGGAGTCTATGTTTTTAAATAAACGTGTTATTAATTATTATGATACGGCCCAAACATATTTTGATGCGGAAAAACAATCAATAATGGCGAATGATTATGGGGTGCGTCAGGTAAAACGACGCGACCCATCTATAGACGTTGATGTAGATGATGACGATGAGGAAACTATGCTTAATATAGGGGATTAATCGTTTTTTTTTATCATATAATAATGTATATGTTATTTGATTACATTAACTTCAAGTTTTTTTTAATCAGTTTAGCGGTAGGATTGTTTTTTGTTTATATTCTGGATACTCCAAAAAAGGTTATCTATATTACTCCAAATATAGATAATATGAATAAAGTCTTATATAAAGATAATACCGATAACTGTTTTAAATATGAAGCAGTAGAAATGAAATGTCCTTCGAATTCTAAAAAAATAGAACCGCTTGTATTACAAAAATAATATCATAATAATGTATATGATTGCATTAAAAAATATGATTACTAGTGAAACAGGAAAAATATTTATGTCCATTATATTAGGATTTGGGTTATCATCTTTATTCAGCAAAGTTTGTAATGAGAGAAATTGTCTTGTATTTTACGGCAAAGATCCGTCCGACATAAAGGATAAAATATATAAAACTGATAATAAATGTCATACATATAAATTAGTTAATACATCGTGTAACAAACAAAAAAAAATAATCCAAATTGGGTAATTTAAATTGCGTAATTTGAATCTGAATAAGATGTTATAAATAATATAATGAGTGGTACAACAGCTTTAGACGATTTACCAACAGGACCTCCCGGACATACAGATAATCAAACTGCAGAGGTTGTAAATGAAATAGTATCGGGTATCCAGCAAGCATCGATGAATGGTGGGTTAGAATTACCAAATAGAGATATACCAATGAATACTATGCCTGTTAATAGTGATATTCAAACTATGCCTGATTTTGTTCCACCTCCAACACAGGATTATATTGGTAGCCACGAAACATCAGAGACAGTATTAAATGAATCAAAAATTGATGAACAAAGAGCTAATAATTTTAATTATTTATACGATAAGGCACATATTTATTTATTAATAACATTTATGTATTTTATATTTCAACTACCCATTTTTTCAAAATCTATGATGAAATATATACCATTTTGTTTTGGAGACGATAAAAATTTAAATTTACAGGGGACGATTACTAAGAGCATTATGTTTGCTTTTATGATTTTTTCTTTAGGGGAAAGTATAAATTTTATAAGTAATATGTAATTAGTTAATAATAATAATTTTTTATTATTAACAACCGGTTCTCTCTATAGTTCCTAAAACCATGTGTAATATATTGTAATGTATGTAATGTCAAAAACGACCACGATGCATATTAGGAAACCATTAAATTCGATTCAAGAGAGAATAATATTAATAATACAAAATACTTAAAAAAATACCATACTATAATATGTGGATGTAATATCCATATGCCTCAATGGCCAAGGGGTAAGGCGTCTCCCTTGTAAGGAGAAGATCGCGAGTTCGAATCTCGCTTGAGGCTATCCATTAAATTTATAAATTATTTATTTATAAATCTAATTATTTAATTATTTACATCGAATTTAAGCACATAGAATATACAAGACGAATATTAAAATAAAGTAAGAAATTATTCAAAAGAACGAATAATAATACGGTGAAGTTTTTTCCCTTATCCATAAGAGACATGAATACAGTTACAAAAGCACCAATAAGCGTAAGTAACGCAAGAATCATAATAACATAAAAATAATTACAGTAAACCTTTCCCTCAAAAGGGCCCAAAAGATTATCTAGAGACAAGTCCATTATAATATATGTATATAAAATATATTTATAAAAAAACGATTTGGTGTATGATTATGCTAAATATAATTATAAACTTTGTTAGAATTAGAATTATATTTTATTATGATATATTATATGTCTAAAAGCACTAGAATGGGTGTAAATACGGGATTAGGAAATAACAACAAATCCTCTGATAATAAAAATTTTGTTTTAGGGTCGATCGGTGCTAGAAACCTGGGTGCTAGAAATGCATTAATTACTAGAGTACGACCTGATTGTCCCTGCTTTAATGAGGATAATTATCCATATATTGATAAGTCTATTTCATTAACTGCATTATATATAGATAACGATTCAACATTTGATAATAATGGTCTCCCTAGTTATATAATACAGGGATCAGGGGAGCTATTAACATACATGGTTAATAAGCCATTTACTGTCGAAATTAGTGGATCGGTAAAAACATTATATTATTTAGACAACGCCGATCCAGGAATATATGTGGAAGATATTAGTTTTACGCCACTACATATTGGTTCAAATGCTAAACATACAAGACCACATAAAAGAATTACACCATCGATTGAAATTAATAATATTAGTACTATAGTTACAGATACTATAGGAGGGCCACCTAATAGTAGTATAGATGGTAATTCATCAATATTAATAATTAATGGTAAAGTAGCATATAAGTATAGTGAGGATAGTACAACTAGCTATTTAAATGAAGCTGGTATGGAGGTAAGAGGAAGAAAATATATTCCATTCTCCGGTAAAACAGATAATAGTGATTTTATTGAGCCTCAACCAGAGCCAGAGCCAGAGCCAGAATCTGAACCTGAACCTGAATCGGAACCTGAACCTGAACCTGAACCTGAATCGGAACCTGAACCTGAACCTGAACCTGAATCTGAACCTGAACCTGAATCCGAACCGGAACCAGAGCCTGAACCTGAACCTGAACCTGAAGGAGATTTCCAAATGGAATTGGTTTCATCAACCGTTTTATCTAGTGTATTAGGAGACAGTTATCCGGATGATTATGTAATGAATAAGTTATACTTAAGAGTTCAAGACATAAGAACAGATACAGCTTCAGATGTAAATCTTACAACTTTGAAATTAGATGTAATTCCAATTGGGCCAAGTGAACCAATATTCCAAGAACCAATATTGAATTCATCATTCGCACCAATACAATCCGAAATTAATGTAGCACCATTACGAATTTATGATACGTTCCTTGCATGGGGAGAAGAAATCGCATCATCGGATGCTGCAAGACCAGCCCGAGGAGGTGAAGACGCTGACACAGTTATGGATAAAGAGGTAATAACTAATGTTGGTTGGTTTAAAGCAGGTAAAACACTACCTGTTGATGGTTTTTTAATTGCCCAAGTAACATTAAAAACAGCATCTGGTGGAACATGGGAGTTCAAGCTTAACCCTGACAGAGTTGTAGGTGTAATAAGTGGTACAATTAATGGTACTATTGCGGGTGGTGTAATGAATATAGGAGGCATAACCATAAATGATTGATTTAATATTAATAAGTTAATAAACTTAATATTAAATGAAATGAAAAAATAATGAGTGGTTATTCTCACCCTACATTTCGATATTATTTGGGCGATTACAATAATGATTTTGTCGTTAGCCAAGGAGATTTGGATTTAGTATTATCAAAGTATGGTACGGTATATGATCAAGGAGATTTAGATGAAGTTTTAGCATATTACGGAAGAGTATGGGAAGTTCCCCCTCAACCAGAACCAGAACCAGAACCAGAACCAGAACCAGAATCGGAGCCTGAACCGGAACCGGAGCCTGAAGCAGAGCCAGAATATATACCAGGATTCGTTTTAGACGGGTTAGTATCTGGTTCTCAATTGAAATTTTACAATTTAAAAACAAATGCCTTTATAGCAGAAACAAATACAGATAGTGACGGTGTTTATTTATTTCCGGATGGTTTGAATAATACAACATATTATTATATATCAGCCATAGGAGGTGAAAATATAAATACCAAGACGGCGTTAGGTGCTAAAAGGTATTCTTTAGTAACATATTTGGATTTATTAAATGTATCAAATAATGAATACAATATTAATATTTTTAAAACACTTATTGCAGAAGTAGTAAATAAACGTATTACCTCTTCATTTTCAAATAGTGCAATAAGTGTAGTTGCAAGTCAGGTAAAAACTACTGTTTTAAGTATGATGGGACTACCTGAAAATAGTGATATAGATTCTAATTTCTTTGATCCACAAAATTATAATACAAATTTAATTTCATTATCAACAAAAATAAATTGTGTACTTAATATTTTATCACATGATCTTCCATATGAAACAGTATTAAGTTCTATTATTAATATTATCGATTTAAAACATAACAACGATACATTTAAATATAGCAATTTTTATGATAATCAAACTACAATATTCGAGGCATCAAATATAGATTTTATCATGAGAAATGTACTCGGTACTCTAGCTGTAGAGAAATTAGGTACAAAATTATATTTAACGCAGGCATATAAAGTAATAGATGATATTGTTAATAATAATACATATATAGTATCTAGACTTGAAAGTATAAATGCATTTACTAATTTAAATAATATTACTGATTTATCCAATAATTACGGAATAGTATATAATTCCGACGATACAAATACATTTGATGTTTTAACATATAATTTTGTAGGCGATAATATAAATGTTTATAATATAACCGAACCTCAACCGGAGCCTGAACCAGAACCGGAATCAGAACCTGAACCAGAACCTGAATATCAACATGATGCAACCCAAAGCTTTTTTACATATATAGGCAACGAAGAAGATAGTCTTGTACGACCGGTAACAGGTGGTGCATCTGGGTCTGAAATATTTTATACAAAAGTGAATGCGTCAATCGAAAATAATATTATGAAAATATCTAGTAATGGAATACCAAATTATATACCCAAAGTAGGTAATAGTACATTAGAAGGAAAGTGGAATAATACAGTTTCTACTGTTGATAAGAATAATAATACTATTGGAGAACAAAATTACGTTTTCAATATACCAATAATTGATGTAGAGTATAATCCAGTTAACGATTTGAGTGATGATTTAGTTAATATAACAGTTACAAATTTACATGATCCTATTGGAATAAGTGTAACAGGTGTCCCATTTTATAATCCATTTAGATCTACACTTGGACCCTATTATAGTCATATTAGAGATGTATATAAATATTCTACATTTGATAGTTTTGGAGGGTATGTAACTGGTCCAAGTACAGGAATTAATGGACCTGGTCCATATTATTATCCGGGATATTCTAGTGGGCTTGAAACATTAGTTCTTGATCCATCAAGTCAGCCCATCGAAACTCAAGATATAGCGGATACATTAGATGAACAAATAAATAAAATAGGAACAGAATCACATTCACCTATAGTAGGTTATATGCGGGACGGATACCCAATTTATGGACCAATTGGAACCACGTCAACCTTATTTGATTCAGAATTACAAAAATGCAGAGTTTTAAAAAGTAGTTACCAATATTTCGAAAAAAGAGATTTAGTTAGTCAAGCAATACAAGATCAAGGGTATGAATATCTACAAGGGCTAGGCGATTTAGATAAATGTAATGGTATATATTCCGCTACACCTGAGTATCCTAGAGGTTGTTATCATTATGTATTAAGTATTGACGCAAGTGGTAATGATACAAGTGGTAATTATGTAGGTAGAGATATTAGACGTGATTTTAACAATAATATATTATATCAATATAGAAATAATACGTCTGATATATCCCAAAATATTATACAAAGTACTTACCCTCATAGTACAATTTATTATAGAGGAACGCCTGGAACATATACAAATGTGTTAGATATGATAGGATATTCGCATAGTTTATCATATAACAATTTTGAATTATATATGTTTTATGAACCATCATATTTTGTTCAGGATTACGATATTAGTAATATAGATTTAGCATTAAAGAGATGGGATGAGATTATAACAAGTATACCCAAAAGAAATATATTAGGTGTAGAAACTGACCAAAAAATAAAAATAAATGTCGAATTTAAATTGCTTTCAGAACAAGGAGTGTTGGGATATAATTCAACTAAAAAATTATTGGATTTGCAAAATAACGATGCATATGGTAATAGTATTTTAATAGACTGTGAAGATATAAATGCGTTATATGCAATAATTAATGATAATATTGGAACAAAAATACCAATTGAAAATACAGTAGTGATGAATACTCAATATACATCTCAATTAGCTTCATGGCCAAGATCTGATGGAAATAATAGTTACTATTATACATTTTTGCATGAGGTCGGTCATGCGTTGGGTATAGGATCATTGTGGTTTTTAAAAGGAACGAAATCAACGTATGTTGATCAAGATGATGGACAAACAAAGCATGTATACACAGCTGAACATGGTAAACGTGAATATCAATTTTATACATTAGATTTAGATACACAACTATTGACTGGTCTTCCAATAGAGGATGATGGAGGGCATGGTACAGCATCTGTTCATCCCGAAGAAGGCGACGAAGGACACATATCTTTAAATAATCGAAAAATAAATGGTGTATTTCATCCTGGATTGGATACTGAATTAATGACAGGATTTATAGAATGGGGTTCAGATCCATTACCGCTTAGTCGTATTACAATCGGGTTTGTTCATGATGTTGGATTTGGTGTTGATTATACAAAAGCAGATCATTATGTAATAGATGGTTACCCACATGATCAATACCATTCTTAATAGTTAAGTATATTCCAAATAAATAATAAAATATTATATTCTATTATGAATATAATATTTGCTTGTGATAAAAAATATGGAATCGGTATAAATAATAAATTACCTCCATGGAAAATAAAGGGAGATCTTGTTAGGTTTAGTAAATTAACTACTGGAGATGGAAACAACGTAGTTTTAATGGGAAAAAATACATATTTATCGTTACCAAATCAATATTTGAAAAATAGACAAAATATAGTTGTATCAAATACATTATTTGAAAAATATAGTGAGAACCATAATAAAATTATGTATTGTGGAGAAGATATTATATATAGCATTCAGAATAATACAATTTTTTTACCAAATTTTTCCGATGCATATAAATATGCGAAACATTATGTATCAAATAATTATCAATCGGGAGTTATTGGTGAAATTTGGGCAATTGGGGGATCATTAATATATGAAAAGGCAATTGAATTAAATTTAATAAACAACATATATGTTACTTATGTAAATGAAACGTATAAATGTGATACCTTCTTGAGTGATAGAACAATAATATTTTTAAATAAACATAAAAATAAAATAAAAGAAATAGTAAAAAGTTATCATATTGGATACGATGAACATGAATATTGTATCTATGTATATTAATTCAAAATTCATTTTAATTTTATACTTCTCTTTCGTTTTGTTTTAATTCTTTTTGATTTTGTTTTCTTACCGCCATGTGATGTTTTATTTTTAGTTGGAGAAGATAGAGATACTAATCGATCATAAAATTTATTCCCTAATATTGTTGAATGTTTATTCAAATCTTCTTTAGTTTCAACTTTAGCCCCTCCTCCACCTGCTTTTTGTCCTACAAACCAACCTCTATATTCTTTTGCTTCTGCCTCCATTATTTTCATACCATCCTCACCATCTCTTTTTGTAATTCTTATTGAATCTGCTGCTGAAGAATTATCTCCATCTAGACCCATTTCAGCAACTTGAATTGCTCCATGTACTTTATCAGGTGGTGCAAACTCACCACCTGTTCTAGGTAAGATATGAACATGAACATGTGGAACACTTTGACCTGCACTTTTTCCATCTTGCATCGCAATATTAAAATCAGTAATATCTCTATTATCTTTAATTGCCTTTTCTATAGTATATACGGCATTATATAGTTCTCCTACTAATTCAGGTGTCATATCATAAAATTTTTGCGGGGCTCCCATGGACTTTATTGATGTTGGTATTACTAAAACATGGTCGGGAAGTATAGGACTAATATTCACAATTCCAATAATGTTATCTTTTTCATAAAATACTTGTCTTTCATCAATCGGAAAATTTCCAAAATATAATTGACGAGATTCGCTCATATATTAAGATTCTATTTTATTTAATAGAAGTTTCAGAAAATCGGATGAATTTTTACTTTGAAATTTATAATTTATTAATTCACAAGGAGATACAATATTTTCTTTTAATTTACCGATATATTGTTTTGGGAAACTCACACTAAAGAAGTGTTTATACATGGTCTTTATTAAAGGAATACTAGCGTATTTCATTTCAAGTGTTACATCAATTCTGCCTGGTCGAGTTAATGCTGAATCTAATTTATTATACTGATTCGATGTAATAACTAAAATTCTACCTGGATTTTCTTGTATGCCATCTATAATATTTAAAATAAAGGATAATGTAATTTTATTTTTTATTGGAGGTACCTTTTTATATGTATCATGTGTAGATTTTCCGGTTATTACATTATTTATTATATTTTTCAATTTTTCGTTTTTATTCAATTGTTCTTCATTTTTCAATTGTTCTTCACTTATCAATTCTTCTTCATTTTGTATAGCATTATTTCTTTCAAATACGATATCGCTCATACAATCAATATCTTCTAATACTATAATAACATCTTTAAATGAATATATTTTTTTCCCAACACTTTGACATCGTAATTTAGTAGAGAAAGCCTCTATAAATTCTGTTTCGGTTTCAATTTTATTTAATGAAATAGTAATAAGATGCCTTTTTGTTTTATTAGCAAGTGCTTTTATAAATGAAGTTTTTCCTGTTCCAGGGGGTCCATGTAACCCGATACCAAGTGTATAAGGTATACCCCATTTATAGTAATAGTTTTGGTTGTTTAAGAAAAAATCAACTCTTTTTAGTGTATCTTTTTTACCATCAAAGAACAGATTTTCAAATGTTTTACTACTATTAAACTGATTTTCGGTCCATAAACAGACACCTTCCGAAATATCTTTTAAATAATAATGATAAAGATTACCTTGGCGTTCTTTGTCTTTCTTCATTTTGTATTCTATGTGTAAATTATTCAAAAAATCATTTAAATAATACACATCTTTAGTATAAGAAAAAAGTGTCATTATAATTTGTTCTTGGTCAACTTCTGTTTTTGAATAACCAGATTGAATTTCTAATTTATTATTTGTGGTGTGCACTGTTAAGTGAATATCATTATTAAGGTAAATAGGCGAAGATTGGTTAATAACAAATTGATGAGTTGAAATTTTTTCATTATCCTGCTCATCTGCATCTATTTGAAATGATCTCCATTCTTTCATAGCATATATATTGTTATTCTTACTACTAACTGTATATTCCCATAAAGCATTAAATAATTCACTTGTTACTACGCTAGACTTTGTAGCATAATTACTGTGTTTTAAATAACGGTCTCCTATAATCTCTAATTCAGCTGGGCGTGAAATAAAATTAAAATAGTAAAATCTTAAAAATAATACTTTATGTAACGTATTATAATCAAAAAAATGTAATGCTATAAATAATAGTATAATAGGTGATGACATTATAATATAATAAATATTACTTTCATTTTCTAATAATTTTGTAATAATTGGTTGAACTGATGCAAATTGAATAATTTGTGTTATACCATCAGGAAACATTAACTATAGAATATAGTAAAAATGTATATTTAAATAGTATTGAAATATACAGTTTATTTAAAAAACTAGCCATTTTCTTGTTTTTTTCCCCTTACTATGGCGTTTTTTTCTTTTTTTAGTTGTTTGTTTATCGTTTTTAGCTGTTTGTTTATCGTTTGTAGTTGTTTTTTTGTCATTTTCTTTATTTTCCCCCTTTTTTACTTTTTTTAACATAGTTAATAATTCTTTTTCAGAGAATTTTTTCCATTCGGTATCTTCAACATGATCCCCTGCTGGTCTATATTTTAAAAACCAACGATCATACTCTATGGTATTTTGTTTTGACTTTAATGTTTTAAATGCCTCTGATTTTTCTTGTCTCAAATCTTCTTTTGTTATACCAGTACCATAACAATCAATATTAAACCTTTTTAGAATTCCTTTTTGAGATAATCTATTTTTCTGTTGAACATTATATAAAAAATCAGCCATGCATAAAATACGTTCTCTATTGAAATAATCTCTTTTAGAATAAATGAATGATAAAAAGAAACTTAACATAGTGTCAATAGTAGCTATTTTATATTTTACGTTATCAACTTCAATTTCATTATAACTATGGCAATTAACAGGTTTATATATTAAGCAAACAGTTTGATTATTTACTTTAACTTCTGTATGTTCTGGAACAATTTGTAAAGTAATAGAACCAACCGGTTCATGTTGAATAATATTAATGTTTTTTTCATCAATATATTTATCCATTAACCGTTCTTTAATTAATATTGCTGCTTTATTAACATCTTTTGCTAGAATATCGAATTGAGAATTTTCTCTATTAAATTTCTTTTTTATAGAACTACTCATAAATCTTGAATATAAATATGTTGCATAACCTCCAAAAAATATAAACCCATTATCTGTAATTGCATCTCTAATACATTTATGTATTTTCAACGCCTTTTCTTTATCAAATTTAAAACCTGATTGTAATTTTCCAGCGGCACACGATTTTAATTTGAGGGGATAATTTTTATTAAGGGCATTTAATCTTTTTTGTACTTTTTCCCATCTACTTACATCACCACCTGGCCTAGATATTTCTAAATACATTAACATTCGCAAGAAGTTAGGAGGAGTATATTTAATCTGAGCAACATTAATAGCTTCTTTTTGAACAACATCATATACTTCTTTACTCATTTGTGTAATATCAGCGACAGGAATAAAATTTACAAATACTTTATATGTACCATAATGAGTACCCGCAGTAGCTAATACTTCATCATAACCATTCTTTTTATAAACATCTGCTAATTTTTTGGCATCTTGCATAGCGTCTGATGAAAAGAAGTCATAATCGGGCATTTCAACATCAAAATTATAAAACTGATCTCTTTTTGGTAAAATGTTATTTATAGCTGTTCCTCCATAACAAACTAGTTTGTTATCTTTTATAAAATTTTCAACAATATTTATTATTTCTTTGACTTCTGCTGTATTTGTAATTTCCTCTCCCTTCTTTGCTTCAATTTTGATAACAGCATTCCTTAATATTTCAAGTTCACATTCTCCAAAATCTTTAGATTTACAATTAGTATATCCAGTTGAATGTACTTTATTGTCTTTTTCATCTTCTTCATCCTGTCGCATACTTTTTTTAGTCCTTTTATGATTAGTAGCTTTTGTGTCTCTAGATGTATTTTTACTAGATTTCTTTTTATATTTTCCCATATATATATTAATAATAGATAATTAATAATATATAATTAAATTCGTAAATTGTAGTGTTGATCTTTTACTTCTCTATCTCTATATGACAAATTAGGATCCTGTAAAGGTGGTAGTTTAACCCTTTTATCAATTTTTCTTAATTTTTCGTTTTTTAATACGAATGATGTTCCATAATCATTAAAAAATTTAGTATAATACTTCATATTTTCATCATTATTTTGTAAATTCATTGCTACTAGTTGACAACCATATTTTAAAGGAATTGTAGGATTTACGTTGTCGGGGTTCGCTGATATATCAGGTATTACCATACTCATTGCAGTTTTATTATAATCGATTAGTTCTTTAAAATCTTGTACATAGGATACGTCATAATTTCGATGCAAACGCATAAACATAGAATTACTGCATATATTCACATATCTGTCTAAAGATGTATCTTCAAATACACTATTAGTTTTATCTACACAAATAATAACTTTTCCTCTCAATTTTTCAATAGGAATATCTCCTAAATTTTTATCGCTATATTCTCTTCCGTATTTTTTGTGTAATAGATTCCTTTCAGGAAATACAGCTTTTAATGTATCAGCCATTTTTCCATAAATCACTTTATTTTCACTTTTAATTCTAAAATGTAATATCATTGGATCATGTGGACACGGAGAGGGAGTATTAAACGATTCTTCTGCGACAACTTTCATCGCCTTAATAAATGGTATAAAATTACGAGATTCTTTTACATAATTTGTTTTTGCTGAAGATGTTGCTATTACAGGCTCGTTATTAATAGAATAGATTTCAAAATCTAAACATCTACATCCCTGTTTGATACCGTTACGTAATGCACAAAGATCAACATAATCTTTTTTAAACCCCCCAACCGCACAACAGTTATAGGATGTTTTTATATGAAAATCACGAAATGCATAATCTGAAAGTCTTCTAGACACTTCTTCTGTATTTTTACGGTTATTTGTATACTGAGTAATTGTGTCGGGACCTGCTTTATTAATATCAAGTGATGCAACAGCAGCAGTATTTGGATATATAATTTTTAAATCGCTACATTTACTATCATCGTCATAATTATTACTGTCACTTCCAAAAAAGTTTTCTACGATAGGTTGAGGCATAATAAGACTTAATACATTTTTAAGAATATCCATATATTAATACTATAAATAATTATTAAATTAATTTAATAATATTATTTATAAATAGCGATAATTCTATTTCATCTTCATGAATATCATGAAAAATATGAATATATTTACAAATATAAGGAATTACTTTATATTTCTCTTCATCAGTTAGAGTGGTTGTTAATTTTACGTAACTAAAAAAACAATCTAATATATCCATTACTGAATACCCTTGATCATATATATTTTTTAACAGCTCTATAGCTTTTAATAATTCTTTTTTTTTAATAAATACTATTAATTTATCAAAAATTGCATCATTTATGTTTGTACACAACGAATTTATAACTTCATCATTAATGGTACTATTGTATAATTTGAATTTTTCTAAATAATTTATCATAATACGTAATGATTTTTCACAATATTTAAAAAATAAGGTATATGATTCTTTTTGAATAACAATATTTTCATTACTGGTTATTATTTTACAAATTTTATTTAATTTCATATCGTCCACTTTTGGAATTGGAATTATGATTAATCTGGATTGTATGCTTTCAATAATTTTTTTTAGATTAGTACATGAACAAATAAAATGCACATTTTTTTGATAATAATCAATACAATTTCTAAATACTTGTTGGCTTTGTTGGTTTATTAAATCTAAATCATCTATAATTACTATTTTTTTCTTATTTTGTATTATACTACACGTTTGACAAAAAGTTTTAACTTCATTCCTATAAAAGTGTATTCCTTGTTCTTGTGCTGAATTTAAATATATAATATTACCACTATATTCTTTTTCATTATATCCGGTATAATATTCTTTAATAATACATTTTAAAATTGTTGTTTTACCTGCATCGGGATCACCCACAAATAGTAAATTCATAGTGTCTATATTTATCATGCTATTTATGAAATCATATGTATCTTCCTTTAGTCCAAATTGTTTCAAATTATCAGGTTGATATTTTTTTATAAAAGAGTCCATTATTTATTATTATAAGTAAAAATGTATTTAAGTTTTTGTATAATATAATCTAAATGAGTAATTATTATAATACTTTGGGTGTTTCAGAAAAGGCAGAGCTGCCGGAGATAAAAAAAGCATATCGAAAATTATCACTTGAACATCATCCTGATAAGGGAGGTAATGAAGAAAAATTTAAGGAGATAAGTGAAGCATATTCAACATTAGGAGATAGTGAAACGAAAAGAGAGTATGATTTACAAAGAAGAGGTGGTGGCATGCAGCGTGGGATGCATAGTGGTATGCATAGTGGAATACCAGCCGATATATTTAATATGTTTTTCGCTGATAGGGGCGGCGGAGGAGATCCATTTTCTGGGTTTGGACATCCTATGGGAGGGATGCAACATCCTATGGGGGGGATGCATAATCCAAATATTAGAGTGTTTCATAATGGTAGACAACAACCAAGGGCGAATATTCCAAAAAAACCCGATCCAATAAAACAAACAATATTTTTATCTTTAAAACAGGCATATGATGGCTCTAGTGCCCACATGGTAACCATTCAAAAAAGAATAACAAAGGATGGTTCATCCAAAATGGAAAATGAAACAATTTATATTGAAATACCAGACGGAATTGATGATGATGAGAAAGTATATTTAAAAAATAGAGGTCATATTACGGATAATTTAGTTGGTGATATAGAAATAACTTTTAAGGTTAATAATGATACTTCTTTTATTAGAGAAGGATTGAATATTACAATAAATAAGGAAGTATCTTTAAAGGAGGCGTTGGTGGGATTTTCATTTGAAATTGATCATTTAAATGGTAAAAATTATAAAATTAGCAATCAAGCGGGTAATATAGTTAAACCCGGATATGTTAGAGAAATATGTGGAATGGGAATGAAACGAGGGGGTCAAATAGGAAGACTATTCATAAAATTTAATATTAAATTTCCTGAAAAATTAAACGAAAAACAACTAGAAACGTTAGGTGATATATTAGATTAAAAATTGGTTCAAATTTGTAGAATCAATATTATTATTACATTTGTGTTTCATATTCTAAATTTTCGGATATATCATCTCTCGTTACAATTCTAGTACCGTCATACCATTCAGCTTCTCTATCTTGAAAAATATACCCCCTATAGCCTGGACCATATTTTGCACAATTCTCAAATCCAAGTAAGGGTGCCCGAATAAAATGTCTATACATACCATCTATGGGTTGATGCCAACATGGTATTCTTCTTAAAAGTTCTTTAATGCCAGTTTTATTTATAGCGTATGCATGAGTTGCATATCCATTTGCATTATTCGGGTCAAATGGTTTTGTTTTATTATCCACTTCAGTATTTGGTATAATTAAACCAATATATACAAAATCGACATTACTATTTATATTAAGAAAATCATTTTTTAGAACACTTTTAAAATCTGTTCTTTCTATATTTGATGTTAATTCGATATCATCTTCAAATATAAAATAATATGTATCATCTTCTCTATCAAGTATTTCATGAAATACTTTTTGTGTAGTCATCGTTAAGCTTTTAAACCCCCGGGGTTTTCCATAACCTTTGCAATGTCTACATTTTACACAGTTTTTTTCACTATTACCAATTTCTGATGATCTTTTATCGATAGGAATTACTCTATTAATTTCATCAAATTTTATATCATGTAACAATTTAATACAATGGTCATTTCGACTATAATCGATATCTAAATTTATATAATAACAAATTAGTTTATCTAGAGTAATCATATTATTTTAAAAACTAATTATTTAAAATAATATACGAATTATAAAATTTTTATGAAATTTTTTTGGTTGGTATATCAGCAGATATTAGATAAATAGAATTTTCGGTTTCCGCTATGAACTCCGTTTCAACTTTATAAATTTTTCCGATTGGACTAGTATACTCTTCCTCACTTTTTACTAAAAGCTTCTCATTATTTTCTCTAACTCCAATAAGAGCCTTTTTATCTAAAGAATGGACCCAGTAGTCCATCATAATTGGTTTGTCTTGTACAATTGACAGTTTCACAGCATGCTTCATCGTCAATTCGGTTGGAGTTCGATACGAGGATTCCGTTGAACTTTCAGCGTTTTCATTCATTTTATAAATTATTGCTTTAAATTCTTTAAATACTTTTAAACGAATTAAATAAAAAACATATGCTAATATATGGATAGTTCACATTTGTCGCTAAAAAATATTGATATTTATATGGAAAATATGGAAGTTTCCCTAAAAGATGTATATATATGTCTAAAACAAATGTTTGAACAATATATAAAATGTTGTTTAGATGCAAATAATAAAATTGACAAATATTATATTGACAAGGGTATAAATATAATAGTGAATGTCTTTAAAATTATATTAATGTATACGAAAAATTTAGATATTGCAAAAAAATATGCATTCAATAGTATTTATTACTACATAGAGTATATAAATCAAATTACAAATACCGATACTGAAATAGTATTTATAAACTTAACCCTAAACGATGCAATACTTTATGTGTATAGAAAATCAATTTATGAAATATCAGATTCTTATAAAAAAAAATTTAAATTAAATGCAGATGATAATTCAAAATTTAATAAAATTGGCGAGTTAGTGTTATCATATCAGTCTATGTATTCTACATATTTTAACACCGTTACAAATATTAATGAATTAGAGCCGAAAGTTCTAATAAAAATTAACACTTTTTTTGAAACATTATTTAATAAAAAACAATTAAATTATTCGGATAAGTTAAACATCTTATCTAAATTAAGTAGTAACCATTCAAATATATTCGAATATAACAAAAATACAGATATTATTATAGATGACATTATTAATAAAATGAATAATATTATTAAATAGGAGTAGTTATTGTTATTTTCTTTTTTCTTATTTTTTTCTTTTTATTTTTTTCAGATGGTATTAACTCTCCGGGTTGTTTAATATCATAATACTCATCATGTAATACTTGTTTCAAAAATTCATATACAATATAAAGAGCTGCTTCACTACATTTCCCTACAATAAGTATACTTCCAGTTCTAAAAATCATGAATGAAATTACATAATCGATATTGTCATGGTGAACTTTATATTTACATTGTATTCCAGGATATGAACATGGATCAAACGATGCATTTATTTTATATTTTGTTTTTAATTTAGCGAATAGTTTATCTCTATTAATTAAATATCCGCATGAGAAGTTAGAATTAATAAGCACAGTTTCTACCTTATCCTTAATAAAATTAATTAGAGGATAATAATTAACCATTATTGTTTTAATAAAATCAAGAGCTTTATGAAATAGTATATCATCTTGAATTCCTGGTATTTCAACTTTACCAGTATTAAATATTTTGGTATGTATTTCTTTGTATATACCGTTATGCATTAATCTAATTAACAATACAAAACAATTGTAAAAAGCACTTTTGGGTTTACTTCTATAGCTCATGATGTCTTTTTTTGCAATACCAACGCTTATCTTTCTAATATCTTTAAATCTTATTTTATCTCCATTTTGAACATCTACGTGTTGTATTAATGTTTCTTCTACAAAATTATGTTCCTTTTCATTTTCAGTATTTACTAACATGGTTTGATAACTGTCTGTATCTAGAGAATTAAACTTCATCTGTTTTTTTATTATACCTTCTTTATTTTCATAATATTGGATTAAATTCAATTTCCAAAATACTGTATACAGGTCTATATCACAATTTAGATAAGAAATCTTGGTTTTGGTGGATATATATATATCTGTCGATTTAGGAGTATCTTCTATAGATCTGTCCGTAATACTTTCGCTAGTATCCCCATCAGGTGTTTTATTATGTGAATTTTCAAAAAAAGATGCCCATTCATCCTCTAAGTCCATATTATGATATATAATATATCCTTTAAGCTGGTTAAACAAATCAATTTTATATGGTTTACTATTAATATTAATTATTTATTAATATTAATTATTTATTAATATTAATTAAAAATATATACCTATAATAATGGATACACTCCAAGAAGGCTGTATGGATGTACCAAAAGTAGGCTATCCTATCGTACGAACTGCTTCTCAAGAATATACTCTTAAACAAAATACATTTGACCCACATTTTACAGGATCTCCTCCTGTTAATAGTTTTTTAGAAAAACTATATAAGCGTGAAGCGAAACATTTCAATAGTCCTACATCTCCTTCAGTTAAAACCTCAAATGCTAAACAGTCACATAATTTTTCATTTGATAAATAAAATATTTAATATAAGTTTCATTTTTTATTTGGTGTATATGAATTATATTTTCAACAAAATTTAAAAATTTTTCATTTACAAAATCATATTTATTCTCAATCACATAGTTAAAATAATTTTTTATCATGTGTTTC